GATGGTGTCCAAAGCCGATGGCGGGGAGTTGAACAGCGGGTAGTTTGCTCGTTGCTACCATGAGGTAGCGGGTGATGCGCTCGGAGTACCACTCGGCATCGTTCTTCACTTTGTCGGTGAGGCGGGTAATTTCGTCCATGCTCATCTGCGAAGATTCCTCGCTGGTTCTGCGGACCATTCCTTTGTTCATGTAACTTAAACGCCAAGACCATAGGGCAACTCGTAGTAGAGCCATTGCTACCATGGCGGGTTGGATGTAGTACCTCCAGTGGGTAANGGTGTTCAAAGCCGTAGTCGTGCCGCTGACTACCTGCGTCACCATTTCCGAGTACAGGGCCGACCCAACGATAGGCTGAATCCGCATCTCTTGCACCTTCACGATGGTGGGACGAATCTGCGTAAACGATACATTCTCGTTGATTACGGAGTTGTCCAAGAGCGTCTGCTCGCTGATAAAAAGTGCCTTCATGCTTTTGAAATTTTGTTACCCTTACGGATTACCAACTGCTGCTCCCATACATGGCGGCATTGCGGCCTGTTCACGCCGCTGGCGGTATGATACCACCCGCCTCTGCGATTCCATACGCTATACCCCATGATGCTGGAAATGCCGTTGATGTCGTCACGGGTGTACACCTTGCCTTGGTCAGCCAAGTCAAGCATCACCTTGCAGAACTCACGGCTGGTCCTCTTGTCCTTGTTGCTGAATCCAGCGGCCCATGCGTATTTGTACCTCACCTCCAGCACGGGTTCGGCCACTTCCTTGATGTTTTTGGGCAAGTTCTCGGATGCAATTTGGTCCACGGCACGGGCGATGGGGTAACGGTCTTTTGTAATCAAGTACGCCACACGCTTGGCGACCTTCGCCTTGCTGACCCCGAACTCCTTGGCCATTTCTTCTACGGATGCATCCCGATTCTTCTTCCTGTACGCCACGATTTTTGCATCGAGTTCTTTTTCCTCCTCCCCAAGTTCAGCAAAGGCTTGACGCACTTGGTCGTCTAAGTCGGTGTCAAACCGCATTGGCTTACTGTGCATGACAACATAGTCGTCTGCGTTGCTCCCAAACTTGCTTGCGACCACCTCTAAGACTTTAAATTCCTCGTCCCCCCATCCGTAGTCCTCATCGTCCTCTTCGCCCCAGGTAGGCTCGGAAAACGCCTGCTCCTGCACTCCGAGCAGGGTGTTCACTTCTTCGGGGGTTAGACCGAATCCAGCGGATAGCATCGTGCGGGCCATCTCCAAGGTAATCTTTTCTTGGGCGTAATGGCGGACGATTCGCATGAGGTTTTGGTACTCACGGCCCGACAACTTCTTGATGTTGTCGTTGCCCATGACCATGGGCGTTTGCGGTTGCTCGTCGGGTTGGGGATTCGGACCCACCACATCGGCGGGTTGCTTTTCCAACGCAGGGAGGCCCGCTTTTTCCCGCAGTTCTTCGGGGGTCATGATAGTCAGCAGGGCGGCTTCGGATAGACGCTCCGTTATGGGTTCCACGGGAATAAGTTCCATACCCTCCACGCCGTTAAACGAACCCAAGTAGTTAATCATCCGCTCCACTTTGCGGACTCGGTCGTTGATGTATGTGGCCTTGAATAGTTCGTAAGCCTCCACCAGTTCCTGCCTGCCTCCCAGTTGGCCTTCGGTCTTCACGCCAAAGAGCATGGGGTTCACGACACGGTGCGAAATAAAGATTTCGGACTGGATGGCCTTGTTGAGAATCTCAAACTGCTTGTCCATGTCGGACGGGGTCAGCGGTTCCAAGGTCGGAGCCTTGCTGACATCGTCATTGAAGGTGACCACGAAGCGACCAGCGTTGTCGGTCCCGCTGAACTTCCGCTTGATTTGACGCTCAATATCGCCTTGCTCTTCGGGCGTTGGGATACCGTTGTTGAAGTTGATTAAATACCCACCCCAAAAATTATTCCGCAAGTTGTTATTGTGGAAGTTTGCAACCTGCACATCCGCTTCAATCCACGCCAAGCCTCCCATGTATTCGGGGAGGGGATAGGACTTCACGCCTGCAGCATACACTCGGTAGTAGAACAACTGCTTGCCGATGCGGTTGTCGGCATCAAAGGCGGGAATCTTTTCGACATCCCCAATTTTGGGGTATAGTTGGACCATTGCATCGTCGTACCAATCGGCCACTTGGAACATCCGCTCGTCCTTGTCCACTCGGATTTTTTCAAAGGGAATGTGTTCCATCTTGGCAATGGTTCCCATCTTGTTCCATGTAACCGCAACGGCAAACCCGTTGAAGATTTCCAAGTCAAGAACGAGTTTTTCGGTGATGTCGTTGAGGTCGTCATGCTCGGATAACCCGTCAAAGAACTTGGCGTAGCGGGCCTGCTGCTCCACGGTCATTTTCTCCCCTGGTTGCCAGCCTCCGCCAACGATGTAGTTCACTTTTCCGTTAACTATGGCGTTGTGCTTGCTGCTTCGGCGGTAGTTGTCCAGCAGGTAGTAGGGGTACTCGTTGAACGCTCCGTAGGTGATGTACTTGCCCGCTTTGTTCTCCAACATGACAGGCACTTTGTGTTCAATCCCAAGCCATTGGGTGAACGATTGTTTTATGCTACTCATAGCGTGTGAACGGTGAAGTTGAGGGCCGAAATTGTTATTTCTCCGCCATCGCTTACGGCGTTGATGTAGATGGTAAACTCGTCGTTTGCAGCACCTTGCAGAACGGTTTCCGTAAACACCGCATGGCCGTTGTTGTGCGATAGCGTGAGGTCAGCCAAGGACTGCTCAATAGGCGTGCCGTTCTTGGCGATGTAGATTTTGACTTGATTGCCGTTGCCTTGGGATAGCACCATGTTCACCGACACCCGCAAGGACGCATTGGTTGTACCTGTGTAGGTAATGGCGGTGGTTGTGCGGGTAAAGTTGTAGGCAGTCAGCAGTCCCGATTTTAGCGGAGTTGTCAACTTGACTGCACTCCCTTGGGTCGGGGCAAATGATTTGCTTTCGTCCAAGTACAGGTTTGCCACTCCCCGCTCTCGGTCCAAGGTGGCGGTATCGGCGAGGTCGTCGAAGAGACCACCCACACGGGCGGCGGTGTTCGCTCCTGCGGCGGTTTCGTTGGTGATGGTTGCGGCACTTGCCTGCAACTGCGTTCTTGTTTGTACGCTCATGCGAAAGATGGGTCAAAGGTTTGGTCAAATATTTCTACATCCGACGCACCGAAAACGGTGTACTGGATGGAATTGCCGTAGGTGTTAAAGGTCAGCGATACTACCTGTACATACGCCAAGCCCGTTTCAACCACCGCAACGGCTGCAGCAACCGTGGAAGAGGTATCGTAAACTTCATACTTATACGAGCCTGTTTCAATCGACCCCACGGCAAGCGAAAATTTGTCATAGCGTTCGGTGTATGAAGAAAGGTTTGCCGATTTCAGCAGGGTGAAGTCGGTCGTGGAGTTCTTGGCGATGTTGGTCAAGCGCAAGATGTAACGGTCCCCCGACGAGGCCCGCTGCGTCCAAGTGACGACGATTGTATTGGTGGTGTTCGGGGATAGGTAAATCACTCTATCCCTAAATGTACTTTGCGCCCGAATTTCACAATTTGCGCCCGATACTTCGGTAGAGTTCGGCCCTGCGCTCGGCGGTCTTGGTGATGTCAAACCGCTCCCTCACATCCTTGGACAACTGCACGGCCAAGGAGCGAGCGTAGTCGGGTTCGTTCACAAACTTGCGGACCGCCTTGTACCAAGCGTCTTTCTTGCCGTAGGGTATGACCAACCCGTTGTGGCCGTGGACGATGATGTCCGTGTAGGGGATGGTTTCGGATGCAATGATTGCCTTGCCCATCCAGCCCGCTTCAACGACCTTTAACTCCGATTTGAGACGGTTGAACTTGGTATCACGGAGGGGTGCGATGGTGGCGTTGATGAAGTTGTACCCACCCACATAGGAGTAGATGTCCGCCGCTTGGATGCGTCCGTAATTCTTGTTCAGCCCACGGCAAGACAACATCTTTTCGTAGTCATCGTAGACGGGGTTGTTGTCATTCCACCCACCGAGGTAGATTTTGTATCGGCCGTCCAGCGACTTGTCGTGGGCCAGCAGGGAAAACGAATGTTCCACCAAGGCGATGTCCTCCTGATGCTGCGCCCCTCCAAACCAGCCAATTTTGAACAGGTGCGGTTCGGGTTCGGCGTTCGTGTCGGGCAAGTACTGCTGGTAAGCCTCGTATGGTTCGTTCGGCAGGATGGTGACAGCCTTGTTGAGCAGGCGAATCTTTTGGGCGAGGTGTTCGGTTGTGGTGGTCACATGGTCGGCAAGTCGGATATGCTCCCGAATCTGCTCGTCAAGTTTCGTGGACAAATAGTGTCTATACATGATGTGTCCCGATTCCAGCACCCAATAGTCGTCAAGGTCCAAAATGACCTTCGCTCCAAAGGCCGTTAGAGCCTCGTAAACCTTCCGAATTTGGTCAAGTGTGCCTTGACACCAAAGACGATTAAATAGCCACACATCAACGGTCTTTAGGTCCTCATCTTTGACATTGGCGATATTGTCCACGCACACATAATCGAACTCCGTGTAGTTGTCGCCAAGGTAGGCGTTGGGCATCTCCAAACGGTAGAACGAGCAACCCGTTGGATGGGCGTTGTAAACGATGCAAATTCTCATGCCCAAAGGTACAAAAAAAAGGGCCACCCCGTGAGAGATGGCCCTAACCACTAAACCATGCGGCGTATGAGAACCGCAGGTCAAAGATACTTACGAACCGCTGATTTGTGCGGTCAGCGCAGAGAATGTTGCGGCGGCGATGTTCAGCATCGGGTCGGGTTCCATACCTGTCAGCGTCATCTCGTAGCCACTCCTGTCACCGAATGCAGTCCCCGTTCCAGCAGTTCCAGCGGATGCTTCCAAGCCATTCGCAGCACCCAACACCCAGTAACGATTGTTGTTGTCTTGGACGATGACCAGCAAGCGATTCCGAGCCAAGAGGCGCAACTCATTGCGGACCGAGGTCTGCAACTTGTTGATGGTGAAGGTTACTTCGGGGGTGTAAAACAAGGTTCCGTTCTCGGTGCTTGCGTTCAAGGTTTCGGTCATGGACGAAGTCGCCTTGGTCAAGTCGTATTCGTAGAATCCCGAAGAGAATCCCGTGAAGCCCGTGACCGTTCCGCTTCCGTTGGTGTTCACGGAACCCGTTGGGTTGAAGGCTTGGACAAAGACAGTTTTGATGCCGCCGACTGAATCTCGGCATCCGAGGGCGTAGCCCGTAGTGAGGGAGCAGGACATAGTGTATATTTTATGGGGTTAAGGTCATGAAAATAACGGGGGGAAGTTGCCCTCCCCCCTTACACTTAGGCCAACTTCCAGTCAACAACGAGGTCAGGGTAAGCGACTTGGACACCAACTTTGAAGGCTGCTTGGAAGCGCACTTCATCGTTGTCCTTGGAGTACCACAATTCGAAGTTTTCTTCGTCCGACAAGAGGTCGGTGCCGTAGAAGAAGTTGCCGAGGTAAGAACAAACGAGGCGGTTGTAACCGAGCAAGCCTGGGACTGCAACGACACGGACATTGGTACCAGGGTAGATGATGTCGCCATCGGCCAAACCTTGGAGGTCAACTTGGTTGTACATGACACCCGTGTTGGCCTTCAACGCTCCAATCAAGGTGCGGAATACATCCCATCCGCAGAAGATGACGAGGTCATTCTTGGTAAGGATGGCTTGTGGGATGCGGGTGTAGATGTTGTCAAAGATGCTGATGACATTGGTGGTCGTGATAGAACCCGAAATCGCTGCGGTGTTACCCGATACGGTTGAACCTGATGCAGCGTTCAAGATTGTCAACAAACCAGTTACCAAGGTAGAGCCTGACCAAATTGCGTTCTCCAACGCTTCAGCGATACGGAGAGCCTTCTGCTCGGCAAACGCCTGCTCGAACGGTACGCCGTCGTATTGGCTACCAGCGGTCAACTGCGACTGCATCCAGTATTGCTCCAAGGAACGAGGGCACAAAGCCTCTTGGATTTTCATGGGTGCAACGGTGATGTTCCGTTGGCTGAAAGTGGTGTTGCCTGTTGCAGTCCAACCGCAAGACGTACCCGATGCAAGGTTCGCATCGGTGTCCATGAGGTTCAACGCAGCGGCTGATTTGATACCTACCTGCTTGGTGAACAGGGCGGCGGTACGGGCCGAGAATACGGCCTTGGTGATGAGCGGCAACCTTTGCTGCTCGGTGTAAGCGGTTAGATTTCCAAATGAAAATGCCATGGCTTTGTTTTTAGGGGGTTAAAGTTTATTTAGGATTTTTGAGTGATTGGATTGCTTCGGCGAGGGCGTTGAAGTTCTGCTGGGCAGAGGCCTTCCGTTGCTCCACGATTGCGGATGCGGTTGGCTTGGGGGCTTCGGACGGTAGTTCTGCGACCTTCTCCACGATGTCGGTCATGGTTTCCATTTGGCTTGCAAATGCGGCCATCTTTTCCTTCATCGTTCCGAGTTCGGTGTAGGCGGCTTTGAGTTCCTCCATGATGCTAACGAGGTGCTTCTTGACGATTTCTTCAACCATCGCAGGGTCCACCATTGGGTAGCCTTCGGCGATTTCACTCACCACTTCACCTGCAACTTCGGGGGTTATCTCGGCAGCAACGGCGACTTCCTCGGCAGGTGCTGGGGCTTCGGCCACAACGATTTCGGTGATTTTGCCACCTTCGGTTTTCTACTACGCCAACGCCTTCAACGGTGTGTTCGCCGTCGGGAGCGGGCAAGGTGGTGTCATCGGCGATGACGTAAACGGGCGTTCCAGCAACGAGGTCGCCATCCACACGGATGACCGTACCATCGGCCAACTTGTAGTCGGCAAAGGATTGCTTTTGGGTTGTGAACTTGCGGAGTTCAGTCCGCAGGGTTTCAATGGCTGATTTCAGGTTCATAGATTAAAGGGATTTGTAGGTTGGGTTGATATGTTGCAAAAAGTTCGTCAAATCGTCTGCGAGGCCCGCAAGTGCGACCTCCAGTTCGGTGCCTGTGTTCTTCATGCCAAAGAGCCCTTCCACCGAGAAACCCTTGAAAGCGTGGCGATTCTCCCACACCTCGTCATTCTCGACCTTGAAGGAACCGAACCAAGAGCCGTCGGGGGTGTCCTCGTAGCCTTTGGGTGCAAGTACGCCCCGCTCGGTGTCGGTGATGTAGGATTCAAACATGAACACCCCATCCAGTTCGGCGTTGTGATAGGCGTTCACATTGTGCTGGTTCCCTTGCTTGAAGTACTTCTGGACAATCTTACGGATGGTGGCTTTGTCAAACACGACATAGTACTCCCCGTAGGTGTCGTCCTTGCGGTAGATGGGAGTATCGGCCAGCATGAGCGGGCCAGTCAGCACTCGGCGTTCCCCCGTTTCGGCAAATCTTTGCGGGGTCTTGGCAAAGGCTTGGAAGGGCTTCTCAATAGCGGGCATATCAACGAGGGCAACAAACTGCACGCCTTCGTCCACTTCGTCCACGGTCATCCGATATACGGGTAGTTCCATGGGGGTAGATGTAGCGGTTAGCCCAATGTTGCAAATTCGCTCAACCGCCGAACCCTGCTGGTCGTCTGCTGGATGTCCCGCTCCACGACATAGGCCCGCATGGGTTGCATCCCTTGGCCTTGACCGTTCCCAAATGCGGATAGGTCGGTGGTGTTGGGGTTGGCAAAGATTGGTGGAGCAGCAGCCCCACCTGCACCCGAAGGCATCGGTCCAGCGGGGGATGGCGCACCGCCTGACTCCCCTCCGCTTGTGATGGCCTTGCCTGCTTGAATGCCCGCCGCCGTAATCGCTGCGATGCGTAAGCCTGCACGAATCTTGGCCATGGTGTTAAACGCTTTGAGTTGTGCAACGCCTGCCGCTCCAGCCGTCAGGACATTCGCTGGGTTGGCCGCCGCCATAACCGCATTGGCCGCCATTTCTTTGTTAAGGTTTACGATGACATTAGCAATCGCCGCACCTTTCTCAATCGCCAAGGCTGCAATGGCCAAACCTTTGTTCTCGTTGCCGAATGCGGCAAGGGTCTGCCCGATGGCGGCAAGGGAATCCGCCGTCACCTGCTCCTTGTAATCCGCAACGGCTTTCTCAATGGCCTTGCGTTCTTCGGCGTTCTTGCGGTCGTGTTCAAGGATGGCATCGCTCTCGGCGAAGTAGGCTTCGGCAAATGCGTTGAAGTCAGCGGTCTGCTGGTCCAACAAGGCTTTCTCGTAGGCGACCGAATCGGCCTCCGCTTTGAGTTCAGCGGCGGCAAGGATGGCGAGGCGTTCATTCTCTGCGATGCGGTCTGCAATGGCTTTGTCACGGGCGGCTTTGCGTTTAGCGTCAGCAGCGATTAGACCGTCGGTATGGGCCTCGTATGCGCTGCGGTATTTCTCCAATTGCACCTCTTGGTCCTTCAATGCCATCGCCTGCTCCGCCGCCCGTTGCTTGGGGTCGGGCAAGTTCAAGAACCGCCGAACCGCTGCGGTGAGTTCGTCCCACTTGGCGATGAGCAACCCGATTGCCGCAACTGCTGCACCGATACCCGTCGCAAGCAGGGCGATGCGGAATGCCTTCATCGCTCCTGTGCTTGCACCCACGGCGGTCGCATACAGGGCCTGCGCCGCTGCTTGGCCTTGGGTTATCAGGATGGAATCCTTGTTGAGCAGGTTCGCCACCTGTTGCACACCATTGGCGAGGGCCATGGCCGCTTGGACCTTGACCAAGGACTTTTGCAGTTCTTCTTCTTCCGCTCCGAATAGTGCCGCCGCACCCTGTGCGATTTGGAACCCCGCCGTGATGCCCTGCACCGCACTTACGAAGGTGTCAATGGTGCGGGTGTCCGAGGCGAGTTGCTTAATCCTCTGCTGGGTGTCCCCGATTTGGTCTTTGAGTCGGCCCGCCTCTTTTTCCATCTCACGGAACGCTTTCGTCCCGTCTTGGCCAGCAAGGGCCATGTCCGCAAGGGTTTTCTGCAATTCCCGCAGGCGGGTCTTTGCGCTGGTTGTTCCAGCGGCGGTTGAATCTTTTAGCCCTACTTCGAGGAACGATTTCTTTAGTTACATCTGCCATGGTTATCCTTCGGAGGGTAGTTCGGGGTTTACAGGTGGTTCATAGCCTGGGTCAACAGGGTCGGGGTCAATGGGGCCGTTGAACAAAAATTCGGGGTCGCTTGCAATCGGTGTGGTTGTGGTAGCGACAAACTCGGAAAGGTTGAGGATGCGGCGCAGGGTTACACGGCAAGGCTTCATCTGCCCTACGAGGTAGTCCCGAATCTCCAGCAACCGCCAACGGATGCCGCCGTAGTATATCGGCTTGCGGAAGTCCAGTTGGTAGATGTCCACGCTTGATAGCAGCATCGTCAGTTCCAACTGCAAGGCTTCTTGACTGACCGTCTCGTTGATGTAATTCAGCCAATAGGTATTGTACAAGTTGTTGTTGGTGTAGGCAAACGGGTTGCCGCTTGCGTTCACGGCGTTGTAGTACACCAATCTTGGCTGCCCGAAGGTGAGGTCCACATTCGGGGAGTAGGGGTTGTCAATGTGGGACACGAAGGGCATCTTAAGGATGCCGACGGATAGGGCCACATTCCCGCTAACGGTTGAACTTACCCCGTATTGGTAGGCCCATTCGGTCTGCCCCTCAATGAGGTTGTACTGCGCCAATCGGTAGCCCGTCTGCAGGGCTTTGATGGTTCCGCTTGCAAGGGTTCCGTCGATGTCCCAAGTACGGCCCACGATTTTGTCGGTGCTGAAGGAGGCTGGTATTAATGTCCCGCACAGGGTTTCCACCACTTTATCCCCCTTGCCGTAAAAATTCCCCGTGTTGAAGATTCGGCCTCCGTAGCCTTCCCTTGCAAGCGGATAGGACTGCTTATAGGTTTTGGACAGGTAATCCCCCATGTCCTTGTACTTAAACACGATGTTGGTGTATGCGTTCGGGTCGCCGTTGGTGAGGTTCTGCTCTGCGTTCTCATCCGATTTCTGCGACCAGTCCACCACCGAACCCGATGAGTAGAAGTCCTTCCACGGCTCGATGTATAGTAGTTTCGGGTCTTGGGGGTCGGGCATGAATTGCAAGTTGAACATCTTCTGCAAATCTTGCAGGAGGTCGCTCTGCTTGACATCGGCAGGGAGGGCCGTCCTCATATCCAGCGTGCCAATGCTACTTGGATTTTCGAGGCAGGTCCATTGAATGGTTGCGCCTGATAAGATTGTAAAGTTTTGCGTAAAACCACCTATTCCATCCCATTCAACTAAAAATTGTATATTGGCGGTAGAAAATGCGGGTATTGTGACATTGTTGAAATCGATGACTGATACTACATTCTTTTTCAAACTAAAATTTATAGCAGTCGCAAAATTCGTGTTTTGTGCAGGATTGCGAATTGCCATTCTGCAAATGTTGTTGTTAGTAGACGCAACTGAACCACTTAATGTAAATGATACCCGAACATTCCATCGAGTGTCAATTGACGGCGCAACAAAAGTGCTGGATGAGGCAACCCAGTAGCCAGGATTATCGTAAAAAGGCGCAGGCGTATCTTTCGAAAACAAAACCTTTTCTTCTACCAATTCGGAAAAAACGCCCGTATTGCCCGTGCTTTGAGCAAGGATATTGGAACCCGATAGGTTGACGGGCATGGTCCCCGCTGCATAAGGCATCACCAACTTGTTGAAGAATGACGAGTTGAAGAATGTGCTGGAATAGCGGAACCCCGCCTCGGTGAAAATGAGGTCCACCATCTTCTTGACATAAATGCTGGGGCCAAGTTTCCACCACGGGGCTTGGAACCAACCGCCGCCGTTTTGAGCAAGTATGTCCGTGAATCCCGCCGCATCCACCACGCCGTAAACATACCCGCTACTTCAACGCACCGCTTGCCGTCCAAGTGCCGCTCACATGGCCGCTGTTGGGCGTGTGGTTCATCCCTGTAACGCCCGCCGTGTTGACGAGCATATTGCCCTCAATGGACTTTGAACAGGCTCACATTGTCCGTAAAACAACCCCACCTCGTAGGTGACGGTTCCCTTGGTCTTGCTCATGCTAAGCAGTTGCAGCACGCCCGAAAACACCTGCACCCCGTCCTCCCACATGGCGGCACGGATGCGCTTGTTCGGTTGGAATCCACCCACAAAGGATTGGATGTTGTAGGCATACGCAAAGCAGGCCCGATTCGTCGGGGTGTTGGGGAGAGTAATGGTTTTGCTGAAACTACCCCGTTGCTTGGTCACATCTTCAATGTCGCCGATGGAATAAGTTACCGCAATATCCGTCCCGCCCATCGTGTCCAGGACATAAGCGAGTTCGGGCATCCCGTTCAGCGGTGCAAATCTCGCATACAAGCAGTCAAAGCAGGCTTCNTCCTTGGTGTCCGCTCCATCGGCATCGGCACGGGTGTTGAAGTTGTTCCACGCCGCCAAGTCGTTCACGAAACTGGTGGTCGGATAGGCTATCAGCGTGACGCTCATAGGATGTTGTTGTCGTAGGCTACGGCCACCTCAATCTGCAACTGCGTGAGGCGGTCGTTCCTACGGGTTACAAATTGATACTGGTTGGCGTTTACCACCGCTTCCACAAGTTGGCCGTTGAGTTCCAACCACACATACCCGCTCCGAACCATTTCAATCAACCACTCGGATTCGGCATCGGTTAGCCAATCGGAATTGAGTGCATACACGAAGTCAAACGACCCCGCCCAAACCTTGTTGTAGGTCGTGGTTGCATAGACATCCGAGTTGTACCCAAAGACCTCCCGTTGGATGTTGGCCCGCTTGCGGTTCTTCATGGTGAAGGTGTAGGAATCTATCCCGCCGTACTTGTTGACGAAGTGAACGGGGATGGAATCAAACCGCTGGCATGGGCCGAAGGTGAAGGTGGTTGTGTCGGACTGACTGGCTAAATCGGATACAAACCGCACCGTGTAGAAATCGCCCTCAACCGCTCCGCTGAATGCGGGAATGCTGCCCGATAGTTGTCCAGGTCCGCAAGCAAAGCGTTGGATATTAAAATCCGTAGTTCCCGAAAGGTTTGGGGTAACTGCAAAGTCGTAGTTGACGGACTTGTAAGCGACCCGTGCTGAAACAAGCCATGAATCACCAGGCAAAAATGCGCTATACTTTGTGCCATTTATAGCAAGGAAGTTGCTGCCCCCTTTGTAAACCGTGAATCGTTCTTGCGTTGTTAATGGACGCACACCCGAAAAAATAATCTTGAAATTTAAAGAATGTCCCAAGGTTCCACCCAGCCAACTCCAACTGCTCCAGGTTCCCCGCAAAGGCCATCACCCCGCTGACCGTTGTGGTTGCTCCCGTGACGACGGGGGTGTTCCCGTACTCCTGCGTGAAGTCCAGCCGATACCCCGAATAAAACCCCGAATGGTCCACGAATCCCGTCTGCGTCAATGATGGGGCGGTCGGGGCGATAAGGGTTTCAACCACCTTCTGCACATCAAAGAATCCGAAGTTGGTGGTCGGCAGTTTGTCGCATTTCAGCCGTGCCAGCGTCGTCCCTGCGGGGTTCTTTACATCGCAGACATAGCGGTAATTAGGTTGTGCAATCAGCGAGCCGCTGACCTTGTAGAGCATCTTGTTGTAGACAGGGGTCGCTACGAGGGGCGANCCNGANAGGACGGATATGGACATGGGTTATCGGGAGGTTGAAAGGCTGACCTGCTTGCCCAATACCTCCGAAATAGTATTGACGAGCAAATCTATTTGTTCGGGGGTGAGGGCATTGGTGAGGAACTTGGTGGCGTATAGGCCACGGTCCCGAATTACATAGGCGATATTGCGACCATCCACCAAGGCTTGCTCCTGCTTGCTCCGCATCGCCTTCTTCTTCCTGTCGTAGGTCGGGATTACAGGTATCTCTTTGGTGGCTATCCAATCGGCAATGGCTTGGGCAGGGGGCGGCTTGGACCCCGACTTGTAGGAGAACGGAGAATTAGGCGCACGGGATGAACTGACACGGCCACGGACACCTTGGTCCACGAACTTCCAATAGTCGTTGGCCATCAAGTTAACTGCGATTTTTTCGGCAGTCAATGGGATTTCCTCGGTCGTAAGGCTTGCGGATAGCGTTCCACCCGCATTGATGCTTCTTCCGCCTTCGCCTCCGTTCTCCAGGTTTTTCTTGGCCAGCGTGATGATGTTCTTGACCCAATCAATCAGCACCTGTTGCCGTGGGTCAACACCTCCACCTTTCGGGCCTACGGTAATACCAATCGCTTGCAGGTCTGCGATGTTTACCTCCTTGAGGCTACCGCTTCCGAACTTGGCAAGTACTTTGGTTTCCATGCTGGTAAATGTCCAGCCTCGCAAATTGTGTCCTACTTACGCCGCATCCGCTCCGCCTCTTGCCTTTCGGCCTCCAAGATGTCGTGAATCAGCAGCGCATAGTTCAAGAACTCCACCGCCTTCATCGCAAAGATGGCCTCAAATTTCAGCACATCCTTGTTGGCCATTCGCCAAACCACCATCAGCCAACCGTAGCCAGCGAGCGGGTTGGTTACTGGCCCTGCATCCCCTTCGTCAGGTGCTTGGAATAGTCGCTCAAAACTTTCAAGTAACTTTCGGAACTTAGCAAAAAAAAACTAGACCACCCCCCAAACATCGCCAATCTTGGCGTGGGCTTTGAACAGTTCGGCCCGCTCTTGGTGGCTTGCCCCGTCGTATTTCTTCGGGAAGTAACCGAGGAAGCCGCCCTCCCTGCATAGCGTCGCCATGATGCGGTGCAGGTTTTGGACGAGTTTCTTTTCGTCCGTGGTGTCCGTGTCCATAAGGTCAATCAGTTGTCCAGCGGTTAACTCATCCGTGAACACCGTGGGAATCCACCACTTGCCGCCTGCTTTGAACCGCCTCCTGTAAGCGAGGGTGGGTAACTCGTTCCACTCTGCGATGATGGTCTTGTAACGCTTAGTCAGCCCCTTGGCGGGCATTTCTCGGACGAGCGATATGTCCACCCCCTCAACAATCGCAACGACCCCTGCACGCTTGTCGTAGTCGCCCAACACGCTTGAGAACTCAATGGCTCCGATGCGCTGGAACTGGTCGATGGTTAGGTCTTGGAGTTTCATAGCAATTTGGTTTTGCAGAAGGTTAATGCTTCCTCGATGACTTGGTGCATATCAAAGTACTTGTACTGACCGAGCCGGCCTCCAAAGTAAACGTTCGGGGTCGCATCGGCTAATTCCTTGTAGGCTTGATAAATCTTGTTGTTGGCTTGGTCGTTGACCGGGTAGTAGGGGTCGGTCTTGTCAGCAATGTACTCTTGGGGATATTCGGTGCTGACCCAAGAGCCGTACCCTTCCTCTTGGGCAAAATGCTTGTGTTCAATCTTTCGGGTGTATGGGACCTCGGCATCCGTGTAGTTCATCACGGGGCATCCCTGCACGTTGTTGGAAAAAACCCATTCGTGTTCGTGCCTGACCGTTTTGTACTCCAAAGGTCCAAACTGGTAGTCAAAGAACTTGTCAATCGGACCCGTGTAGATTAGGTTCTCGGCATCCGGCAATGGGTCGGTGAAGAAGTCCGTGTTGAGCAGCACATCAATCCCATCCAGCAGTTTCTCAAAGATTGGCGTATAGCCACCAACCGGGATTCCTTGGAATTGGTCGTTGAAGTAGTTGTTGTCGTAGATCATCCGAACAGGCAGCCGATTCACGATGCTTGCAGGGAGGTCCGTTGCAGGCTTCATCCATTGCTTCTCGGTGTAGCCTTTGATTAGCAACTCGTAAACCTTCCTTCCGACTTTCTTGATAGCAGCGGATTCAAGGCTGCCATCGTCAGCGCAATCCGAATCCTGTTCAATGCAACGCAGGGCCTCTTGGGGCGTTGTTGCACCATAGACCTGACTGAAGGTGTGCATAGAGAACGGAAGGGAATAAACGCCTCCCTTGGCCGTAGCCATGACCTGCAAGCGGATAGGCTTGAACTCTGCATATTGGTTAATCCAGTCCCAAATCTCTTTGTTGTTCGTGTGGAAGATGTGCGGTCCGTAGGTGTGGACCGTTATACCGCTCTTGACCTCGGTGTAGCAATTACCGCCAATGTGGTTGCGTTTCTCGATAACCACGACCTTCTTACCTTGGTCGTGCAGATGCTTGGCGCATATCGCACCGAAGAAACCCGAACCTACGATGGCGAAGTCGTAACTCATAGTTCAATAATACCGATGCCCAAGTAGTTGTCCCTGACCGATGCGTACCCATCAATAAATTCGTGGTACTTGTAGTTGTCCTTTATCTCGTTCCAAAACCGAACGACACCCGGACAGGCAACGCTATTGATGTCGTGCAGCATGATGTAGGCAGGGTTTAAGGTAAGCGAGTTCTCAAAATCACGCCTAACCCCTTCGTAGGAATGGTCGCCATCGATAAACACGAAGTCAACTTGGCTCGGTAGTTTGGGGCTAATGGTTTGGAACAACATCGAGTTCCCTTGTATGTAAGTGAAGGGCCAATACTCGTTGTACTGGTTCAGGATTTCGGATGGTTCAATGAGATCCACCGCAAAGGACTTGAGGTCCTTGTTGGTTTTCTTGATGACCTCGTTGATTATCACGAAAGTCCCACCCCATCGGCATCCAATCTCAAGGTAGGAGTTGATGGGCTTGCCGTAAATGTGCTTGAGCAGTTTTGCAAATTGGTTGGGATATTGCCAAAAGCGTAAGCCCTTCCCGAAGTAGTCGGACAGGTAACTCGGCATTTCGTGCAGAATCTCGTTGTTCATCCCAAATTCAGGGAGTAAACGCTCCAGTTCTGGGGTTGACATTGAGTCAATGTCTAACTCGGATAGTCGTGCAAATAGGTCTTTCATAGTGCGTTGAAGATTGTGGGCCATAGCCGTTCAAAGGCATGGCCGTAGCCTTGGCAGTCAGCCGTTGGGGGTAGTAGCGTGATTGCTTTTTGATAGAACTCCAAGGACCGTTGCCGGATGGCTTCCTTGCGAACCGCAAAGATTGCCCCTGCTCCAAACCAAATCTGCTGCTCAATCGTTTGCCCGAACAAGAACTCAACGACCTCCGGCAAGAGGTTCGGCCAGCAATGGTAAGGCCAAGCGTTGCAGTTTAACCCGTTAACCCGTAAGACCCATTGCGATAGGTTTAAGTAGGGAACGTCCATCCCTTCCTCAAGGATGGTGTCAATGTGGTCCGTGATGGCAGGGCAATGGTCAAAGGGCTTGCCCTGCGTGAACAGGGTTACATCATCAAGGCGATGGTAGTTCTCAATGATGTGGTGCAAATAGGTGTGTGATTCCCTCCCGATGTTGGGCAGCAGAATGGATGGCAGGTCAATCGCTTCGCCTTTGTTGTAGATTAAGCAATGCTGCTCGTAAGGCTTGAGCCAAGCCAAATCCTCGTTATACCGTGCAACGACTATCTGCATTAAAAAGTTATGACAAAGCGTTCAGGTGAAGGCCAACCGGGGTTGGAATCATGGACCTTGGTATCAGGCTTCTTGCCAATCCAATGCTCGGCTTGCCAGCGTTGCTTGCGTTCCGGCTCACCGAGTTCCTTGATGTGGCTCGACTTGGCCCACCAATAGGTTCCACCGAAATAGGGGTAACCTTCGGGGTTGTTGGCATCGGCCATGTGTGGAAACTGCTCCTTGGTAATCCAATGGCATCCGACCGCATCCACTCCTTCGAGCAGTTGCAGGCAGCGTTCCCAAGCAACCACGTTGAAGAAGGTCATACTGCGATTCCAAAGTTGGTTTATCAAAGACGGGTCGCTTGCCCCCTTCGTATGGGCGTACAGGTACACGGCTTCTTCCTCTTGGCTTGCCCGGTACATTTCGGTAAGGGTCGCCTGCTCCCAAGCGTTCGTGCGGGTGACCACGACCTTGACCTTCGCCGCCACGAGGGAGTTGTCTAGTATCTCCTTGACTACCTTCCGCTGGTCGGGTGGACCGACGATGCCGACACGGATTTCGTCAAGTTGCTCAATCAGCCCGTAATTGCACAGGGCCATCATGTGCTGATGCATGATTAACTGCCATTGCCCGCCGCCGCCGCAATAGATGTGGTAGTAGTGGATGAGTTTCATTGCATGATGAGGGTTAAGATGCAGCCGACAAACACCAAGGCCAGCACGACCCGACCGATGGCCAAGGCGAGGTCAAGGAGGGATTCGAGGTTCATGCCCCAAAGTTACACCACAAGATACTTCCCCGAATTGCTCACGGCAAGTTTATTCAAGGCCACATAGCGCAGGGCATCGCAGGCGTGGTTGTAGGAATCTATCGGAACACCCGTGTCCTTCCCGTCCTTGTCGGTAGCCCAGGTGTAACTGCGGAGTTCTTTGATGAGATTCACGGAATCCTTGGTCACATGAAGGTTGAAACGCTTGACCACATCTATCCCCTGCCTGACTGAATCGGGTCCCTTGGATGCTGGCTTGATATTGAATCCGAGGCGGTAGATTTCCTCAATGGACTTCGGTTCTGCCGAATCCGCCACAATCTCCCAAGCCCTTGTAATGCCGAACTCCTTTAACCGCACCGCAATGTCGCTATTGGTGAGGCCACGGTGGTAGAGCAGTTCATGCACGAACAGGTCATCGCCCCTGCGGTACACGGCGACCAAGGCCGTAGGGTCGTTGCTAAAGCCCCAGTCAAGCCCGTAGGCGACGAATTTCATCGTGGATGGGTCTATACCTTCAACCACCGTGTAATCGCCGTATATCGCACCCTGTAGCGTTCCGACCTGACCGAGGCCGTACACCTTCCACCAATTCGCCCAGTATGCGGAGGTTTCCGCTTTGGCTCGGTTTCGTTCTATATCGTATCGTATCGTATCAGGCAGGGCTTCGTTGTCTTGGTAGGTAAGGATGAGGAACTCCGCATCCGCTTCGGGGAGGACTTCCGTATGCGCCCAGAACTCGTGGGTGGGGTTGAAGTCGATGTAGATTTCTTGGCTGGTACGAATCGCCAACTGGTAGTAGGAGTCAAAGTCGATGTTGTTCGCCTCGTTGATGTAAAGCACCTGCCTCCTTGCCCCACGGAGCCGTGCCTCGGAATCCGCCGAGAAAAACTCAATCGTGGACCCGTTGGCGAAGTTGTACTGGAGCAGGGTCTTGTTCCACCTGTCAGGAACCCACCTGTGGGTCCATTGCATAATCTTGGCGAAGTCCTTAATCGCTCCCCGCCGTAGGTGAGGCACGGATTCGCTGACTACCGAAATCTCGGACTTGGGATACTTGGCGGCGTGGTTAATCAGCACGGCAAGGATGCCGAAGGTCTTGGATGCGCTCGTTCCGCCTTGGATGACCTTCTTCCGAGCGGTCATCGCCCGAATCTTCTTGATGGCGGTGGTGTACTTAAACTCCATCGCCGAAAAGCGGCTGCTCGATGGTGATGCTGGTTTCCTGCTTTTCTACAAGACCGTTCAAACGCTGCGTGATGGAGGGGTTGTACTGACCAACCATNNCCCCCTCAATTTGGTCTTTGCGGATGGATTTCTTAATGCGTGAACAGACCTCCGAAAATTGGTCGTATCTGCCTTCC